CAATGTCGGTACAACGGTCTGGAACGGTATCACGGGGGTCGCCACGACCGCCTGGGACACGATATCGTCCGTAGGCACGACCGTCTGGGACGGTCTCACCTCGTTCGTGTCAAGCGCATGGGAGGGGGTCACGGGATTCTTCACGGGTCTGTGGACCTCGGCGACCGAGACCGTTCGCGGTATCATAGACGGCGTGATGGCCTGGTTCCAGCTCGATTGGGGCGACAAGTGGGCCTCCATCGTCGATGGCTTCAAGGGCCTGTGGGAGGGGGTCACGGGGTGGCTCCGTGGCGTGTTCGACAAGCTCTTCGGCTGGATCAAGGGCACGATAGATTCCATCATGGGGTCCATCCGCTGGGTCCTCGATAAGGTCGATAGCGCGAAGAACGCCGTCAAAGGAGCCGTCAGCGGGGTCGTGGGCGGCATAAAGGGAGCCTTGGGAATAGGGGCCGCGTCGGGCGACGTCATCCAGCCCAACGACGGTCTTCAGTACCGTGTCGTCGGGGACAACAAGCGCGAGACCGAGGTCATCAGTCCGTTGTCCACGATGAAGCAGGCCATGAAGGAGGCCCTTGCCGAATCCGGGGCCTTCGCGGGCGGTGGTTCCGGACCGAACGAGGTCGTCCTCAAGGTTGACGGCAAGGTCCTGGCCAGGGCCACATACGACGATTTCAGGGCCGAAGGGAAGAGACGCGGGAGGGGAACGATAGCATGAATCTATTGGCGATTTCATCGGGAGGGTCTTATATCGACCTCCCTGCCCCCGCATACGGCGGTTACTCGACCGTCCCGCAGGAGATAGTGAAGTCGGGACGTAACACCGCAGGGACGCTCTACAAGGAGCGTATCACGGTCAAGCAGACCATAACCGTTACATGGCAGGCCATCACCCCTCAGCAGAAGAATCAGATCCTGGGTCTGACGGCGGGCAACAGCTTCAACGTCCGGTATTTCGACACCACGGACGGAACGGTCAAGTACGGCCTGTTCTACCGTGGAAACGATCTGGAGATAACCCCGCTCGTCAGATTCGACGGGACCGAGTTCGTGGCCTATAACGTGAAAATGTCCATGGTGGAGTTCTGATGTACGCGATGCCAGAGGGTTACAAAGAGGCCATCGAGGCCACCACCCGCGACCTTGACGCTATCGTGGCGATCGGTTACAACATCGACCAGACGGCCAGTGATGATATCATTGCGATAGAGGGTTCGTTCCTCCCTCTATCCAACCCTTCCCAACTCACTGATGCCAACTACCTGGTCACGGAGTGGATGGCCACGTTCGAGGGGGACGGCATACACACGCCCCCGTCGGCCGGGATGCTGGCCCCCCCGATACAGACCACCCAATACCCGCCCGAAGCGGGATTATGGAGCGAGGGCATAAGCGATGCTGACGGAGCGATCGACTGGACATTGACCATCAGGCTGTCCAAGGTCCATGAGTCGGCGTTGACGCTCTATCTCCATGCCATGAGCATCCTGGAGGGAACGGTGTCCTATTACATCGGGGACGAGCTGAAACGTTCTGCGCCCCTCGTACCGAGCACCAACGAGGCCACCGATACCGAGGGGAGTCGGTATGATAGGATCGTCATCCATGTGACCAGGATAGACAGGCCCTACACCCACATCAAGCTGGCAGAGATGGAGTTCGGGTCGGCCAGATCATACAACAAGACCCAGCTATCTGGAACCGTGTCCTTCATCCAGGAATATGACCCCACGATGCAGTCCATCCCGCTTTATGAGCTGGATTTCACCATCCTCAACGTCCTCGGGGATTACGATCCGGACAATCCCAACGGGTCCTTCGACTCCATCAAACAGGACTACCCGTGTGAGCTGGCCATCCAGGTCACGAAGGACGGCCAGCGTTACTCCGTCCCCTGCGGGCGCTTCCAGATAGCCGAGAAGTCGGCCTCGGATACGGAGCTGACCGTGGTGGCCTACGATGCCCGTTTGGCCCTCCAGAACAACCACGGAGGGCTGACCCTATCAACAACCCAATCGTTCGGCGACCTTTTCACCGCCCTGTTCGACGATATCCACATGCCGTTCCAGATCGCCGACTCCCTGTTCTCCCTCTATCCCGACCAGGATATGAGGCTGAGCGGGGACGATTACGACCTGCTGACCTGTTTCCTGTTCCTCGAACAGTATTACAACATCTGGCTGGTGCCGTCCCGTGCGGGATATATCGAGGCCAGATCGGAGGTACCGAGCGATGACTATGGGCTGGTGAATCCTGAAATGATGACGACGTTCCCGCTGCCGCATCCCTTGGACACGTTCAATTACGTTCAGGTCAGCTACGGCACGGGCGGGGACGTTTATGAGATGGACATGAGAGTGGATCCGAATCAGGCCAAGAGCATGATATCCATCTCCAACCCTCTAGTCCAGACACAGGCCAAGGCGCAGGAGATAGCCCAGCGCATCCTAACCAATCTGTACCACGCACAGGTGGAAACGCAGTGGAGGGCCGACCCGACCATCGACATGAACGACACCGTGGACCTCGAAGGCAAATGGACCGCAGGCAACGCCACCGAGTACAAGGTCATCTATCAGGAGATAACCTACGACGGCGCGTTGCTGTCCACGATGCGTTCGGTCCGCTGAACCTTATTTAAACCTCTTACTCATTATCTCATTCATGGCAGGAACCATCGTCAAGGTCGAGGCCATCCTGAATGGCCAGACGTATCAACTGACAAAGGGGACGGGAGACACTTGGTCCGTATCCGCGACCGCTCCCACCTCCACATCCGGGAGCAACAACAACGGTCAAGGTCCGGGCGTCGGAGCCGAGGCCCAAGGCAAGGGGTACTATCCCGTCATCATCAAAGCAACCGATGATTTTGGAAATGTAACGACCGTGGATGTCACCGACACCACCTGGGGCAATGCCCTTAAACTGAAGGTCTTGGAGAAGACCGCACCTGTCGCAACGCTCACCTCGCCGAGTTCCAGCGCATACATCAAGAGCGCGAAACCCACTATCACCTTCACCGTCACGGATTCTGGGTCGGGAGTCAATCCCAATGAGTGCTATGTCGTCATAGACAGCGGAATGCCTGTCAAGGCCACCGCATCCGTCAGCGGAACCACAGCGACCTGTACATTCACTCCGACCGCCAATCTCTCTGACGGAGAACACACCGTCAAGGCCTACGGATCCGATTTCGACGGCAACAAGTCCAACGAGGCCAGTGCAACATTCACGATCGACACCACTCCTCCGACCTTGAACGTCACCAGTCCCGCTGAGGAGATCACCAAGACCAACCTGCTGACCATCACCGTCGCAGGAACCACCAACGACGAGACATCCAGCCCTGTGACCATCAAGATCACCGGCGGAGCCGAGGACTATGAGAACGTGACCGTTACGGGCGGAGCATTCTCGCAGGTCGTCAAACTGACCAACAACGCGACCAACACTTTGGTAATCACTGCGACCGATTCGGCCGGACAGGTCACGACCGTGACGAGGACGGTCGTCGTCAACACCACCGTGCCGGTCATCACCGACATCGCGATCACCCCCAACCCCTCGGATGTGGGTGGCAGTCTCAGCATCAGTCTGACCGCGAGGTCGGTCTGATGATAGTGAGGGTCTACGGGACCATCAACGGGAGGGACCTCCTCCCCTTCCTCAACGTCGGGGAGAGGTATTACTTCCCGGTCCCGCCGACCCTCACTGGAAAATATGTTTGTGAGTTCTGGGCGGAGGATGATTTCGGGAACACGGGATACAACTCGGCGATACTGACGCTCGAAAAGGGCATCATCAAATGCGTCGAGGTCATCGCGTCCAAGTACCGCATCGCGATGCTGAGGGACCCGTATCATCTGGATATATCGGAATACCCATATAAGGCGCGTATGATTCCAATATCGTGCAGACGTGATATGATGGAGGTATTCTGATGGCAAGGATGTATGTCGGAGAAAGAAGGACGCTCAGATTCAGGGTGGATAACATAGAGGGGGAGGAGTTCGTCATAAAGAAGGCCCATTATCTGACCTCCCTGGATGGAGGCGTGGTTTCATCGGGAACGATGGAGATAGTCGGAAACGAGCTTTCGTTCCTGTTCTCCCCGAACCTTCCCGGGATCTACACGATCGAGATCCATTATCAGATAGGGTTCGACGAGATAATAGGCCGTTTTGTCATCGAGGTCGCGGAATGACCGAGATCAGCTCCATCGCTGTCAGCATGGTGGGAATGGAGCCCAATCCGATCGGGGTGAAGGAGTCGTTCCTGATCTCGGTCGCGTTCCGTGTCATCGACGTTGGAGAGTACACCATCCCAGTGACCGCGTGGAAAGGGACGGGTCCGTACTATGCGGACATCTCGGTCCCCCTGGCTGGGAAAGAAGAACTCATTTCCTACGTCGCGGATTTCGCAACGCTCGACCAGAGAGTGTCGGAATACAACGCGCTCATAAAGGCGGAGGAGAACGGAACTGGTGTTCTCAGATTCTGGGCCATCTCCATAAAGCCCAAAGTGGACCTTCCGATCAAGGTCATCACGGGGATGTTCTCCAACACTGATGTGGAGACAGTCCAAACATCACAGTGGCAGGGATCCGGACCGTGGACCTGCACGCTCGACCTGGGTCATCCTGTCAGGACCGCGCTGTGCGGAATGACAGAGGGCATGACAGCAGAGCAGGCCCGGGCCTTCATCTACGCGGGGATTCATGTTTCGGCGACGAGTGGGAACACGGTGACGTTGAGGGCGATGCTGTCCAAGCCCTCCATGGGTATCCCGATAGGGATCCTGAGCGAGTGATATCATGGTATTGCCTCAATTGATGATGCGTATCTGGGATGGGGACCCGAACGAGTATTTCACCCATGTCGATATGAACAGGGTCGAATACAACGCCAACATCGTCGCTCGCGAATGCGGGGTTCAGGCCGTTTCCTTTTTGGAAACGACAAGGGCCTCACAATTCCGCTACGACGAGGCGAACAAGCTTGAAGCCCTGATCCTTGCCTGCGCTCAATCAAGGGGTCAGAGTCCTGCGATGGAGACGAGCTGGTCGTATACTAGAACGGTCAGCTACGTCGATTTCGAGCGTTGGGAGTCGGCGTTATGGGATGTGTATGAAGATCTCGGAGGAGTGGGGGAGCGCATCCCTTCGGACAAATTCCTGCACACCGTGTCCGCTACGCTGTTCGCAAGCGGATGGATGGGGGCGGGTCCGTACTATCAGGACCTGGATGTCCCGATGATCTACGCGGATTCTGATGCGGTGATCTATGTTGATTATAGGGCGGATCTTGTCCAGAGGATGACCGAGATCAATTCCATGCTAAGACCTGAAACGATATCAGACCGTAGGGTCAGGATCCATGCTCTGAGTATCAGGCCCACGGTCAATATTCCCATTCGCATCTCGATGGGAGGATTGCAGATGCAGGAGGTTTTGAATCTCCCTGCTGCCTCATGGCAGGGAACAGGGCCCTGGACGCAGACGGTGACACTATCAAAGGTGCCTACCGACGCCGTTCTGGGAGTTCATGAGGGTATGACGGATGCCCAGGTGGAGGCCATGACGATCGCCTCCATTTCGGCGGCCGGTATCAACGGTACGTCTCTGACGGTCCGTGCGATTTTCAAGAAACCTACGATCGATATCCCGATCGGGATCATATACAACACAACAACGGTGAATTGAATGGATATCTTAGATGCTGTTAGAGCAATGAGTGATGGGGCCCACGTGACTCGTAAGGGGCCCATGGATGATATCAAGGCTGATGATCGGGAGGTGCTCAGATGTCCATTCTGAGTGCTGTACAAGGCTCAGGCGTGGAGCTCATACCTGCAGGAAAGTGCGCCCCGTGGCTGAAGATGACCACCACAGACAGGCTGAACATGGACAGCGCATCCGTTGTCGTGACCGTCGTCGGCGGGGGATCGTTCGAATCAACCGTCAATGGTGTCACACAGACCGGAACAAGCAGGTCCGTTCCTCTGGACTCCACTGGGAGGGGGAGGATCATGTTCGATTCTGGAAAAAGGTACAACTTCTACCTGAACCACGGAGGAAATTACACCAACGATGGCGACCAGCAGTTGGATGCCGAGAGTACGACCGGACCCTGGGTGAACTGGGAGCTGATGAGCTACCCATCGGTCTCGACCGTGACGACAGTATCGGTTACATACAGGGGTGCTGGAGTGAACGGTGTCCGCGTGGTTGCGACGAATGGATCCATAACGATCAATGGAACGACCGCAGCCAATGGGAACGCTGTGTTGAGAGGGCTGGACACCGGGACCTGGACCGTTTCTCTGCCGGATTACAACGTATCTCAGACATTGGTTGTGGACATGCTGATGGAGTCCCTCGTCTTCTCATTGGGTGGAATTGATGCTACTGTAACCATGCTTCCCATCGATGTGACGATCTCAGGACCTGTTACTCAAACCAAGGCACCTGTGGGAGGTGTGGCATCATTCGGACCATTACCTGCTGGAACGTACATAGTTACTACCGCACAGGATAGCAAAGCCGTGTCCGTTTCCACAGGAGTCGCTACAGTCACGGTTCATGGTGGAGGACACAGATGGACAGCCAGGATCAGTATTGCGACAACAGATCCGGAGGATCGTGTGGAATATCTGAACGATGCAGCAGGGCTTACACCTGCATCTGGCCATAATATGGGTAGCTGGGCGACACAGGACATTCTAAGCTATGTTGCACCCTGCGTTGTCTCCAACGGTGTCAAGACCTATCTCAACAAGAGAGATCTGACCAAAACCATTGCAGGAGCGGCATCCAACATTGCGATGGCCGGTAATGATGCCATGGTCGAGTTCAAAAAGCTCTACTTGGCGTTGTACACCTCTGGGAATTACATATACATCGAGTTTGCAGATTACAAGATCGACAGCAACTTCCATGCCTATGCACACACCTATGCAGGTATCGAGCAGTCCGCGTTCTACTGGGGATGCTATCAGATGCATGTTTCTGGAAACAAGGTATACTCAGTGTCTGGCCAGCAACCATATGCTGACATCTCCATCACGAATTCAATTGCCTATGCGAAGGCACGTGGTGCAGGGTATGATATCATGAAGTGGTATCATACCATATTCGTTGAGTGTCTTTTCGTTATCCTCTACAAATCCACCGATGGTCAAACCGCTCTAGGTCGTGGACTGACCAGTGGGGGTAAATCCGCACAAACTCTGACCAAGTTCGATAATGATTTCGGAATAGCGGGATCCACTTCCAGTACAGAGCAGATGGCATTCCTTTGGGTTGTCAACTTCTGGGGCAACTGCTATCAGTGGGTCGGTGGTGCTAAGACCAATTCGAGTTACAAGTTGATGACAATTCTCGGTGGGGATAGTTCTGTCAATGATTCTGATTTCACAAATCGTAACATCGGACCGTCTAGTAGTATCAATGGATATATCAGCAAAGTCGCAGGATCGGCAGATGGTGGGTTCCTTCCAACAGAATGTTCCGGATCTGCGACCACGTTGTGGTGTGACTATGGCTATGTCCGTGGTTCGTACTTCCCGTCTTTCGGGGGTTACTATGGTGACGGTGACTATGCAGGTCCGTTCGGTTGGTACTTCTACAGTTCCGCTGCTGCGACGGGCGCCTACATTTCGTCCCGCCTCTCATTAAGCGTCGGGCTTGCCTGACGCGCTTTCCAATAAAGTGAGCGGAGCGAGCGACTTTTAGATTGGGGGTGAGAAGATGTAACAACTATAAAGCAGGAAAGGGATAACTGAAACATAACGGGCAGCGCGGTATAGGCGTTTTGTGGTGTGACAATGGCAATGTCCGTGGTTCGTACTTCCCGTCTTTCGGGGGTTACTATGGTGACGGTGACTATGCAGGTCCGTTCAATTGGAACTTCAACAATTCCGCTACTGAAACGAACGCCAACATTTCGTCCCGCAACTCATGACAACATTACGCTCCAGTCTGCCGAATAAGGGGGACAACGGAGGAAAAATCCGCGCGGCCATGCCTCTTGGCAAAAAACCACGAATCAGGATCAACTGGTCCTCAGTACCATCTAACAGATCGGGGAAAGGGACCGACACATCATGAGAGGTCATGCATCATGCCGAAACGGATACGGACGATAAACGGAAAGGAACTGTACGATCTGATACGGGACCGTGACAATGTCGAGCTTGCATTGAAAAATGCTTGCAGAGACCACGCCCATGATCCTGCAGTCATCAGGATCAAGGAGAATCCAGAACCGTATGTCGATGCCGTGTGCCGGATCCTGGATGAACAGAGTTTTCATTACTCTACGTTCGAGTACAAAACAATCTTTGAACGCGGTAAGTGGCGCAATCTGTGTTTCACGAGAACATTCCCAGACCGGATAATCCAACATGCGGTATTCCAGATCGTGGAGCCGATCCTGTTAGGAACCTGCATTCGCGACACTTACGCTGCCATCAAGGGAAAGGGTCTTCATAAGGGCGTCGTCCAGATCAGAGAAGACATGGAAGCCGATCCTGAAGGGACACAGTATTGTTTGAAGATCGATATCAGACACTATTTCGACAACATCAATAGAAACAAATTGTTCGGACTAATCAAGAGGAAAATCAAGGACCCAAGGACGCTGGAGATTCTCCACAGGATCATCTTCGAGTGTCCAGGTGATGACGGATTGCTGATCGGTCTGTTCTCAAGTCAAATATTGAGCGCATTCTATCTTTCATGGTTCGATCATTACTGCAAGGAGGTTCTCGGTATGCCATACTATTATCGCTATGCCGACGATATAGTTGTATTGTATCGCAATAAGAGGATGCTGCAGAGATACCTCTCATTCATGAGGAAGTATCTAGGGGACCTCGGACTGGAGATCAAACCCAACTGGCAGATATTCCCTGTGGATTCTCGCGGAGTGGATTTCATGGGTTATGTCTTTAGACACGGTTATGTTCTTGTCCGGAAGCGTAACAAGATCAGCTACATCAGGTCATGCAACCTGATCATCCGTTGCCTCCGTCACAAGGAACCTATCACGGGAACTATGATTCGCAGTAAGTCATCCTATGAGGGTTTGCTCACTTGGTGTGATTCCAGGCATTTGGTGAATGTCCATTCAGGTCGCGTCGATATAGCGTTGGAATTTGGAGCTGATGCATTATGAGATACAGAGAAGGCGTCCGTGGGACGCAGGCACAGATGCCCGAGGATATCGGGATGAATGGAATGAGGGTGTACGCCAGAGCGAACATCCGCAGGATCGACGAGGAGGACACCGAGGACCAGCCCGGGTTCCACGGCTGGGAGTATGACGAGGCCGTCCTGTCATCAGAGGAATATGACGCGCTCAAGTCCTTGACACCTCCGTGGTCGGACAGTGAATGGAACGCCGCCCTGAGGACGGCGGAAAGGCGTGCGCGCTACGAGCGCATGGATCCAAAGGTTATGTCTCTCAGGAGGCTCATCGACCTCGGCATCGACATCGAGTCCAACAAGGAGAAGTTGGCATCCATCAACGCGTACTGTCAGGCCGTCACCGAGACCAAGCACCAGGAGAGATACCCTGCAGAGGTGATCTATCCACAGGAACCTGCTTAATTGAGAGGCCGAAGTAAAACAATTATATATCTCCATAATGATGGAGGTATCAGGGGGAGCCGAGTAGTCTCGATTCCAATCTTCTAACGGTTCCCCCTGTAATTTCATTGGTGATGCCATGTTCGAGTATCGCTGTAAATTCTGTGGCGAGGTCCAACCCATCCCGAACGTCATGCGTTGCCCTTATTGCAACAAGGACATGAGCAACTACACCAATGAATTGAGCAAGAAGCACATCCGCAAATGCGCTTACTATCTGAGCCCGTACCAATATGGCAAGCACAAGCCCGGGAGACCTCCGAAGGACCAGGCGTTGCAGGAGCTGTTCGGAAACGTTTAAATCAGACTCGTGCCATCAACCTATCAATGAAGGAGTATTTCTGCCCTAACTGCTGTCAAAACGTCAAGGCCGTCCCATCGTATTCCATGGTGGCACTAATCCTGCTTCTGCTCGTCGGGATCATCCCCGGTCTGCTCTATTACCTGTGGAAGAAGGATGGCCGTTGTCCCATCTGCCATCTCGAAGAGGACAGGTTGGAACCTTATCGCAAGCCGAACGACGACGACAGATTCTAAGCGTGGGCCTTCGGGCCCACAACCTTTAAGCCCTTCCTTTTATATTGTCCCCCTCGTGTCCGTTCTCCCAAGAATCTCCAATGGGAATCTCGTCATGCCCCTTCCCACACTCGCCGTGTCCTATACGGTCTATGCGCTGGTCGGGGCCTTGGTGTTCGGCACAGGATTGGTTAGAATGTCCGCCTACACAATGATTCCCGACGATGCGCTGTTGTTCACAGTGCTGGCAATCGTCGGCGTGGCACTCGGAACGTATCTCACGCTCTACCTGGTCGCATTCCAGGACAAGAAGAGCCACGTCCTCAAAGAGAAGAAGAAGGCCCTCGAACAGGGGCTTCCCGTGGATGAGATCGAGCTCACGCGTATCGACAACTTCCATAACATCTATGTGATCGCCATGCTCCTCGGAGCCGGTATCTCGGTCGTCGCGACCTTCGTGGCCATGATCTCGGTCATGCCCTCGCTCGTGACCCTCGCCGAACCCCTGGATTACTACATCTGGGGCGGTGTCGCATCCGCGTTCGCGTCCCTCGTCATCGACCGCTATTTCTGCCACCCCATCGCGGATGGTCAGTTCAAGACCAAGGTCATCAATCCCCTTCTGGATGAAGCCATCGGCAGATTTCAGGAGAATGCTGAGGGTTCTGGTGCATCCGCGCTGACTGACGAGCAGAAGCAGAAATTCCTCGACTTCATCAGCAAGCTCTGAGGATCCCAATCACCTGAATCAAAATCTCTTACCTCCCTCGGAGGAATTATTTATCGTTATCGTCGTGTTTGCGTCATCTACCCTCCATCGGTTTTTTCGATCGTCCGATTCGGACAGGAGGTAAAACATGGACGACGCAGAGCACGCGATGCCTCGTTCTGATGGCATGACAGCCTATCAGCAGTGGGAGCACGCCAAACTCGACGATATCGACTGTGATACCGACGCAATTCTTGAACACATCAAGGAGGAAAAACACATGGGCGAAGGTTTCGACATGGGAATGCTGGCAGGACTGATGAACAACAGGGGAGTTGACCCCGGGATCATCGCCCTGCTCAACGATAAGTGCAGGGACGGTAACTGGGGCGAGGGCGGAGGAATGCTAATCCTCCTGTTCCTTATCATCCTTCTCGGAGGAAGGAACGGATTCGGTTTCGGAGGCAACGACGGAATGGGCATATCCGGAGTGGACAGGACAGTGGTCAATGAGGCCAATTTCGGCCAGCTCCTCGATGCCGTCAACGGCAACAGAGGTGCGATCGAGAACCTTGCACAGACCCTCAACTGCGACGTTGGACAGATCCAGTCCGCACTTTGCGGAGTTGACAAGGCCCTCGCCGTCAACAGGGGAGATATCATCAATGCCGTCCAGTCCTGTTGCTGTGACATCAGAACGGGAATGCTGCATATGCAGAACTCCATCGAGAGGCAGGCCGACAGGTGCTGCTGTGAGACCAACCGCAACATCGACGCGACCCGTTGCGCCGTTGAGACCGAGGCCCAGCAGACCAGGTTCCTGATCCAGACCACCGACGCAGCCACCCGTCAGCTCATTCAGGACAAGTTCTGCGAGCAGAACGCATACCTGGCCCAGCAGTTCTGTGACATCAAGACCCGCGAGGACCAGAGGGAGATCCAGGCCCTTCGCGACAAGCTCGAACAGGCTCAGGCCGACGCCAGGCAGGTCGCCATCATCGCGGCCGTCAATGGCAACAGGGGTATCCACGCCCACTACAACACCGAGAACCAGTCCATCTGCGGGACCATCGGCGGTTGCGGTTGCGGATGCGGTTGCGGAAACAACGTCTTCTGAGCCCTTCCCCTTGATCGGAGATTGGCAGGAGGACAGCATCCTTGAAACATTTTAAGGGGGAGGAATCCCCCTCCTAATCCTTTTTATCAGCTAAAAACGGTGAAAACATGGACACACCCCAGTACAGCAACATCCTGAACGCGATAAACGGAATGAACGCGCCACAGCCTGCCCAGGCCCCGCATAGGCCCGTCCTGACCCCGGCCGAGCAGAGCGAGAACTACAACACATTCTCCGAGCTGATGAAGCAGGGCGTACATCTTCCAACGCTCCTCAAACGCCTGGATGACCTGGAGAGCAAGGTCAGGACACTCGAATCCCAACCCAAACAGGACACCAACGCCGAGCTCCTTGCGGTCATGGAGAGGGCCGTCAAGAACGACCCCGAGGTCAAGGAGGCGAGGCAGAAGGTCGCTGACGTCAAATCGCGTATCATCTCGGAGCTATGTATGCAGGACGAACGCTACAAACAGGCCCTTGAGGATTACAAGACCACCGTGAACCGGGTCTACATCGGAAAGAGGGAGAGCGATGGAAGAATCAGCCCCCAAGCGCAAGTCGAAACCGAGGACCGAGGAGGAGCTTCTTAAGTACGCCAAGACCCCGGCAGGGGCCAAGCGTATCAAGCGGGCTTACAGAGCCTTGAAAAGAGGGGGCATGGCCCCCTGAAACGGTTTATTTTCACTTTTTGAGCTGTCTGATCCCGACGACGGCTCCGATCATCATAATGATGGCGAACATCGCGATGATGGAATAGGTCATGGTGTTGCTGCTCTTCTCTACGACGGGCTCAGGCTCGACGGGGACGTCCTTGACAGGCTGGATCACAGTGTCCTCGACGATCGTCTCGGCGAGGTCGAGATCCCAATCATAGCCTGCGGGAACGTCCTTGGCGGGGATGGTCTGACCGTAGAGGACGGTGGTCTTGTAGACCACCTTCTCGCCGTCCATGAAGACCACGGTGAGCTTGGTAGGGGTGAACACCGCATCAAGGGTCACATCGGCCGTAGGGACGAAGGAAGCGGGGTCTATGAGCCTTCCATCAACCGCCCACCCGTCGAAGGTGCAGTTGTCCATGGAGGGGTCCTTGACGGGAGCGATAGGGAGCTTTCCGTCCTTGTCGGTAACGCCGTGTCCGACCTCGGCATCGTTGATGGTCCAAGTGACCTTGAAGATGGGTGTGTAGACGGCTGAGAGGGTCATCGCGCCTTTGACAACGGTATCGGCGGGCATTCCCCAGTCCTTGAAGTAAGCGGTATCCTTGTCCTCGGGAACGGCCTCGGAGGGGATCCCCGCGATGACGGTTTCAAGGGTGGTCCCATAGGTCACATCCTTGGCGGTGTAGACGACCTTCTCGCCGTCCTTGAAGACGACATCGAAGGCCAGGTCCTTGAACTCGGCCGAGTAGGTCAGACCGCCTTTGTTGACGACCTGGGAGCCCGCGTTGACGGTATTGGTTCCATCGTTCCATCCGACGAAGGTCTTACCCTCCGTGACGTATTTCTTGTCGATGATGTCGGCCCCTTTGAGGGTGTAGACCCCATCAAGGGTGGCATCGGTGTCGATCAGGATGACGGCCTCGCCCACTTTGTAGGTGACATAAGGGGTCGGGGTCTCCTCCGCATCGACCTCCGCCATGACCACGCCGGCGCACAGCATGACGAGGGTGGCGAACATTGCAGTCATAATCTTGGCATTCATGGTGAAATCACCAAGGCGGGATGCTACCCTTGAAAGATTAAATTATCGTCCATGCGGACGGGGGATCGGGATGGGGGGCCGTCGATTGAGGTGAAATGTTACGTTTTGTTACGGTGAATGTTACACCCAAAACCCTTCTTTTTATTGATTTATATTTATACTAATTTATATACTATATTATAATGTAACATTGTAACATATGTAACGTATATAGAAGAAAGAAAATAAAAAATAAAGAATAGGACCCCGTACCGAATTCCACAAACTCTTAGAGACCACGTTACACACGTTACAATGTTACACTCGGTTCCGAGGGGGTTCGGGGACAAAACGATTATATCCAACAGAGGGAGTTATAAGGGTCATGGAATCGAGAATACTCATTTCATCAATCCAAAGCCTGGACCTGCAGGTCCGGGCCGACGGGGTGGTCATCAATCCGGTCCGCCCGGAACTGTGGTATGCCCTGATCGACGATGATAGGTTGGTCCTGGCCAACTGTCTGCGCGATTCGGGCATAAGCGAGCTGGACATCGAGGACATAGAATCCATCGGATTCGTCGATGCCGACCTGATGTTATCCATCCAGCTGGGGGGCGAGTGGGACTACCTGCACCCCGCTCTGATCTCCATGAACCCCCCGCCCGCGCGCGACAGCACCGAGGAATACGTCATCGTTCCCGACGAACCCGACGTCCTCGACCTCGACGAGCTGAACAAGCTCAGGAGGGCGGGTCTGAGGGAGTTCATGCGTCTGTTCCCGATGATCTTCCCCGATGCGGAGGATCGGATCTACTACGACCTCCTCAAAGAGCGCATCATGATCGACATGGGCGTTTTCGGAAGGCCCGAGCAGGGGCTTCAATGCATCACTGACGACATCCTCGCCGTGTACCATCTCCATGTGGAGGAGGCCCTGTTCAACCTGGGGGTCAAGACACAGTTCTCTTGGACGGTCATGGACGAGGCCCTTAAAGTGTGGGGGCGTGACCACCGCCGCAATCAGTTCCTTGATTGGGTCGAGAGCCTTAAGTGGGACGGGAAACCCCGCATGGCGACCATGTTCCGCGACCTCCTCGGAGGAAGGGCCCCCGCGCTGTCCGAGGAGGAGGAGGCCCGCTATCTCGAATCCGTGGCACGCGCCTGGCTAACGGGAGCGATAGCCCGCTGTTACAAGCCCACCAAACACGAGATCGTCCCCGTGTTCATCTCCAAACAGGGAATGGGAAAGGGGACCGCCCTGAACTATCTGGCAGGGCGTGACGAGTGGTTCCAGGACGTGGCCATCAGCCCCAAACAGACCGATAAGTTCTTGGATGCCGTCAGGGGGCGCATCATCGTGGAGCTGAGCGAGGCGACGGCACTGAGGGCCGATGTCGAGGCCCTTAAGGCCTTCATCACCCAACGCGAGGACCAGATGCGCAAGGCCTACGGGCATTTCGAGCAGGTCTATCCGAGGCATTTCATAATGGCCGCATCCACCAACAACCCCAGCATCTTCACGGACGTGACGGGAAACCGCAGGTTCTTCCCGATGTTCTGCGATCCAAAGAGGGCCACGATCAACGGCTCTCAGGCCCATGAGTACGTCGAACAGCTATGGGCCGAGGTGTTCCAGGCCTACCACAGGGGCGCGAGGGTCTACATGACCCCTGAGGAGCAGGACCTGGCCGAGCCGATGCAGGATTACGCCAGCGTCGAGAACGGTAACGTCATCGCCATAGACGACTACCTCGATGACCCCCTCAACGGTCTGACGGACAAAGGGTCCAAGGTGAGCCGTGCATACATCATGGAGCGTGTCTTCGGGTACACGGGCAACCTCATTCCGAAGGACCTTGAAACGGCATACAGGGCCTGGGCCCTCGGCACCAAGAGGTGGGAGAAGGCGACAGGCACGATACGGGTCGATGGACGGCCTTCGAGGGGCTACATACGCATCTACGAGCCCGGCGAGATCCCCAGGGCCGAACGCCTCCCGATCACCATCGAGGAGGCCCCGGGGACCTTGGAGGAGGAGTTCAGGAAGCTCACGGCATCGAAGGAGATCGGGGACATCCTTTATTTCGACAGGTTCCGGGCCGATGGCATGAGTCAGGAGATCGCCATCCAAACCCTCCTTGACGAAGGGTATATCTACTGTGTGCGCAATAGAGGATTGGACGAGTACCACCTTGGCGATAAGCCCTGATGTACCTCCTTCATAGCAGGGGCCTGTAAGGGCGGGTCCCTGCACACACCGAAGGAGAGAGGTGGTTTTTATGAAGACTTTAGCTGAGCATCAGCGTTATGCCGTCAACATGATGGACGGCAACGAAGCCCTCGCGATATTCTACGAGGCCGGGACGGGCAAGACCGCGTTGGCATTGACGTACATCAAGGAGGCGCTTATGCGGGGCGACATCCACAACGCCCTGGTCGTGTGTCCGGCCCCCCTGGTCCCCAATTGGAGGGCCAGCATAAAGGGGATGGTAGACTTCGGATTCTCCGAGGGCGAGATCCGGGTCATGGAGCGCATCATCACCGTGATCTCGATAAGCAGCGTGTGGAAGCCGAGGATCAAGACGACGCGCCACCGCGACGGTACGGTCTCCAACAAGAGGCACTACGTCATCAATCCCGTCATCGACCATCCCTGGGATTGCATCATCGTGGACGAATCCCACACCCTGGGGGACCCGTCCAGCGTCCAGACGACGGTCATGCTCAAGCTGGCCCCGTTCGCCAAGCGCCGCTATATCATGACAGGCACGCCGGATGTGGGGTCGGGCGTTCCCGCCTACACCAAGCTCTACGGGCAGTTCAAGTTCCTCCAACCCGATGCCTGGGGGTCGTTCGGGGAGTGGAAGTCCAAGTACGTCACCGACTACAACCGTTTCGGGAAGCCAATCGCGTACCGCGTCCGGGAGTGCGAGGACCTTAAACGCAGGTTCGGCATCGTGGCCCGTTTGAAGGACTGCATCGACCTTCCCGAGGCGACCGAGACCGTCATGGAGTGTCCCTTGGCCGAGCCCACGGTCTACAAGGACATCCTGAAGGGGAGGACCAAAAAATACGACTTATTTCTCTCGGCGTCGGGCGTGGCCAGCACCAAGCTCCTCCAGATCTGTTCGGGGTCGCTTATCACCGACAAGGAGGTCCGCAGGCTGAAGACGAGCAAGCTGGCCGCCTTGCTCAGCATCCTCGACGGTACCGATGATAAGGTCGTCATCTTCTGCAACTTCTCGGCCTCGATAGACATGGTGGCCGAGGCCTTGGAGAAGGCCAGGATCACATATCTGAGATACGACGGGACGACCAAGGAGCCCCTATACAGGCAGTTCCAGGAGGATCCCGACATCAGGGTGTTCCTATCGCAGTATTCCAAGGGCGGTACGGGTTGCGACCTGTACGCCTCGCATACCTGCGTGTACTACGAGCCGACCCGTGTGGCCCTCCATCTGGAGCAGTCCAAGGCCCGCATCCTCAGAACAGGCCAGACCAAACACTGCCGCTACATCTACCTAGTGACCCCCGGGACCGTCGAGGAGAAGGCCCTGGAATCGGTCAGGAACGGGGTTTCCGTGTCCGACCAGATGCTGGACGCATGGGCCGAGCAGGAGCGTGAGGGATAACATTTATATTTATGACCGATGATTAAGGTATCAGCCCGCGAAGGGCCAGGAAATAAGCATGATGAACGAAGATGTAGCGAACCTACTGAAGAAGATTTCTGATTTCAGGTTGGGGTTGAACAAGCAGGATTGGCAGGACGATAAGGTCTATACCAATCAGAACAACCCCAACCAGGGATACACCTACCTATCGGAGAAGAAGCTCAAGGACAACATCAAGGCCCCCCTTCTCGAAGCGGGGCTGGAATGGCGTATCGTCTTTGACGACGTGCAGGTCTTGGAACCCGTCGGATCCATGCGCTGCCATTACAGCGTCAGAGCGACCATGAAGCTCATAGATATCGACACCGGATGCTCTCAGGATTATGTGGCCTACGGAGAGGCGGCCGACAGCGGTGACAAGGGTCTGAGGAAGGCAGAGACCTCCGCACTCAAAGCGATCATGGACAACAACTTCCACATCAGCGACGGCGGATTCGACTGCGACAGGGAGGAGACCCGCGGATTCGTGACCAAGGCCGAGCGTGGGGTCATCGTCGAATCCATGCAGGACAACCTCGTGGATCCTCCGAAGCAGGAGCCCCCGAAGCAGGAGACCAAGGCCGAGTCCGTACCCGTCCAGCAGACCATCGTCGAGGACACTCCCGTGAGGAACATCAGCCCGTTGCAGGAGAAGGCCATCGCCCGCATCCTGGAGAACTTCGAGAAGGCGGTAGATAAGGGGGAGCGCACCGAGGACGAGTATTCGATATGCAGGTTCGACGCCAACAACGTCCACACCCCTGCCGAGGCATCCACATTCCTCAAGACCTGGAAGGTGTGAGATGTACGCCAAACCGCGCAACGAGTACGAGGTCGAGGGCAACATGCTCTACATCACCACCCCGCCCGCCGAGAGGTTCGTGAGGAAGGTGTCGGGGACGAGTCTGGCCGAGGTGGTCGGCCTGTCCCCGTGGGCCACCATGTTCAAGGGGGAATGCAAGCTCCTGGGGCTGTGCGACGAGGATATCAGCACCAAGCCCGCCGTCGTGGCCGGGAAGGTTCTGGAAGATGTCATAATCGAGCATTGCAGGCATCTCGGCGTGGTCCCCGCCAGCGAGGTCTTCGAGCCCCGCACGGGCGACCATGACGAGTGGCCTTCCGACTTCGACGATCCCGATTTCGTGGGACACCTGGATGGAATGACCGCAGACGGGACCAAGGTCGTCGAGGTCAAGACCACGGGAAGGCCCGAGGACTGGGCCGAGGGTCCCCCGATCCACTATTGGCTCCAAGCCAGCCTGTACGCCCACTTCATGGGTGTCGAGGATATCATGTTCCTGGTCGGGGTGCTGACGGACGAGGATAGAAGGAATCCCCTCCAATGGAATCCCGCGGGACACGTCTACAAGGTGGAGGTCAAGATCCATCCACAGATAGAGGAGTACATCAAGCAGGCCAGGATGATCAGGAGCATCCTCACTCAGAATGCGCCGATAGCCATCAGAGCCTCCGACGACCCGAGGGACAAGGAGCTGATGGACTACTTTCAGGCACGCCAGACAACGGGTCCGGACCTCTACGACCTCGCGTCGGAACTCGCCACGGCCGAGAACGTCATCAAGGCCATCGAGGAGGAACACAAGGACCTCTACGAGAGGGTCAAGAGCCTGAGAGAGAGCCTTAAAACGGCCATGACGGCCAATAACACCGAGAACATAACAACCCCCGCAGGAGGGTACAAACTCGTTAGATCCACCCGCAGCAGCCTGTCGAGGAGCCTGATGATAGAGGACGGCCTTGACCCGGATAAGTATTGCACGACGACAGAGACATATACATTGAGGAGAGATTGAGATGACATTCACGAAGTGGGAATACACGAAACCGATCGACCTTGGAGCATCATCCGTACCCATCAAGGTCGGATTGAGGACGCTGAAGATCGACAACGCCTATTACGACCCCGAGAAATACCAGTACACTTTGGAGGTCGAGGACATCGAGAACGGGGCCAAGTTCAATTTGCGCTACTGGCTCCAGAACGTCGAGGAGAAGATCGTCAACGGCCAGATCGTGAAGGAGCTGACCGAGAACAAGACGACCAACGGCGTGTTCTGCACGCTCGGAAAGGCCCTCTACGGTGACGATTACGACCCGCTGAGGGACGGGATCCTCGCCCCGCTGGATGTCATCGGGCGCATCGTGATCGCCGATGTCAAGCTCGGAAAGCCGAGCAACAACGGAATCCAGTACCCCCGCGCCTACAAGTTCATGATGGCATACGAGGCGGATTCCTGGGCCTCCGAACAGCCCCAGAAGTTCAGGAACAGCAGAGAAGACTTCTGAAAGCGTTTCCATCAGCGTTTCTATCTCCGAAACCTCTTGAAACCGAGGGAGGGGCAACCCCCCTCATTAACATTTTTGTCAATGGTATTATATATGAAAACGCGGATTAAGGTAATAGTGGCGTGAAGCCAAGGAGAAATGGAAAATGGCAAGCAAGTTCGAGGTTATCTGTGAGTTCGCAAGGAGACTCATTCGCGTGGGCGCGATCTGTGTGAGGTTCGGTAGGACCGTATACTGCAACAACGAGGTCGAGTGTCCCGACAGGGTTTTCGTCCTTGACAATGACCTGATCGAGAACACCTATGTCGAGGTCAAGGATGCCTATGATGCGTCGGTGTTGAGGGACGAGGAGCGCAACATCAACCGTTCCATGGAGACACAGGCCCTCGGTTGGAAGGTCGAGTTCCTGACCAAGGTCAAGACAGGCTACTATTACTGCTCACACGCTGACGAGTCCTTCGAGGGCTACAAGGCCCCTGAACAGCCCGTCCCTGTGATGGAGCCCGTTTCCGAGCCTGTTCCGACCGTCGAGCCCGTCGCGGTCAGGCAGGAGCCCGTCGCCAACGCCCTCGAGGTCCTGGAGCAGGCCGTCGCCCAGATCATCGCCCAGACCCGGGGAAAGGCCCTCGCCGACCAGATAACGGCCCAGGCGATCGAATCCGTCAGGGAGTTCATCGAGACCAATTACGGACCCATCACCAAGAAGGTCAACATCGAGACCCCACAGGGGAACGTCATCCAGATCCCGGGCCAGCTCCACGAGAGGTTCGACGAGGTTTTGGAGTTCGTCAAGGCCGACGAGCCCTGTTACCTCGTGGGTCCCGCGGGATGCGGAAAGAACGTCCTCTGCAAGCAGGTCGCCGAGGCCAAGGACCTGATGTGGGCCGGATTGAAGACCATGGGGGTCGTCGCACAGCTCGAACATCAGGGATACCGCGTGCGCCTTAGCGGGGCCCACTGGCAGGCTGAGAAAGAGTTCGGGGACGGGGCCATCGTGAGGCTCAAATCCGAGACCCAACCCCTCGACATCAAGAGGCTCCTGTTCCCCATGGCCCACCCGGGATATTTCCGTATCCTGCACTTCGGATGGTACGAGAGGACCGACCACGTTCAGGACTATCTGAGAACATACGGTCAGTCCCTATACAGATTCGACCGGGAGACCGAGGATAAGGTCATAAGGGCCAGCTTCGGACCCCATTCGGTCTATATCTCGGCCCAACGCATGGTCGATCTGAAGAACCGGGGGAACGAACAGGCCGTTGACGATTACATAAGCACCCGCCTCACAGGGGCGGATGTGAAGATCTGAAACCTCTTTCCAAACCCTTTCGGAGTAGGAGAAATGAGAAATGGAACCTGAATACAGGGATATGGACGCATACAAACAGGCGAGCACGGCCGGCGCGAGCATCACATTGGGAAGCCAGATCATCGACATGATGAACGAGTGGTCGGTCCTCGATGTCAAGTTCTTCGACGAGGCCCAGTGGGTGCTTATCTAGTCAGCCTGCACGGCGATGCGCATCGCACAGGACAGGGCGGAGATCCTTGGAGCCAAGCACCTCGTGGAGCTGGGATTCCAGACGGAGAAGGACCTCGATAAGACCGTCTGCGAGCACGCCCTCAAACACCCCAGGGAGTTCGTAGCGATGTGGCACACCGAGGAGTATGCAGGCGGGCATGCGGTCGAGGAAAACGAGTTCATCCGGTCGGTCATCGAATCGACGGATGGGGGCAAGACGCTGATCCTCGACAACAGGAAAGAGGGGACCGAGGAGTGAACGAGGCCACCCTGAAAACGGCCATCCGCAAGCTCATACTAAGGCGCGGGGGGATCTACGTCAATGTCACGGGCGGGGCCTACGGCATCGACGGAGCCCCCGATATCGTGGCCTGCTATCGCGGCAGGTTCATCGGCATCGAGGGCAAGAACCCCGACAACCACACCAGGCTGAGGGAAGGACAGGAGGACTACCGCGATTACATCTTGGAGGCGGGAGGGATCCACATCACGGCCCTCTCGCTCGGAGATGTGGAGGCCGTCCTCGACAGGATAGATAGGGAGATGGAGGAATGAGGTTCGACGAGATAATGAGGGGGGCCGAGATGGCCCTTGAAAACCGCGAGTACGACCAGGCGACGGCCCAGGCCCTTGTGGCCATCGCCACCTGTCTGGACCGCCTCTGCGAGATGGCCTCGCAGGGACGCGGAAAGCATTTCTAAACGGTTTAGGGGGAGATACCCCCTTTTTTCAGTCCAGTTCCTCGGCCGTATGGATGACCTTCCTCGTGACGGGGTACATGATGACCTCGTATCCCGTTTTGAGCAGGGCCTGGGCCACGATCATGACCAGAAGGTCCGATGTCGGCATCAGACCCATGAACGCGATCGTGATGAAGACCGTCGCATCCATCCCCTCCCCCACGAGGGTCGAGAATATACAGCGGAAGGCCAGCGCATCCGCCATGTGCTCCTTCATCCGGACCATGATGAATGCGTTGAGCATCGAGCCCACGAGGTACGCGGCGAAAGAGGCCAGCAGGATCCTCGGAGTGGAGCCGAGGGTCATGGCGAAGGCCGCCGCCCCTTCCGTGGCATACGGAGGCGCGGGAAGCGCGATGGCGACCGTGTAGCAGACGACCGCCAGCAGATTCATGACGAAGCCCAGCAGGACCATCTGTGTCGCTGTACGTAGGCCGTAGACCTCGGCCAGAAGGTCGTTGACGATGTAGACCACCGGGAATATCATGACGGCCGTGGGAAGCGTCACAGGCCCCAGAACGAACGTCTTGGCTCCGAGGATGTTGGTTCAGCCGCTGCTCCGACACATCCTTGGCGGGTTCCGGGTCAGGGTCTGCCTGAAGGGAATAGTTTGTGACCTGAGGGATGATGCCCGCTCCTTCCCACGCCTGATACACATCCATGGGCATCGAATCCAATGCTGTCCTTATGTTGCCGTTGTTACCTAGTCCTGAAGCATAGATATCCATGCTCCTCCCCCTCCCCCTTGTGAGATAATATGAGTTGGTCATAATGCTGGATAGATAGAGGTCCATCCTCTCACCTGTCGGGAAATGGGTCGAACTCGGAGCAAGGGCGGATAGGAACACATCCATGTCACAGCTCGATGACCTGCCCGCAGTGGGGGCAGACCATGGTCCTCGGCTCGGCCTGGACGGTGTGGGCGGGTTCTGGCTCGGCGGGTGTGAAAAGGGCCGACGGGTCGAAGTCCTTGATAAGAGGTTCAATTTCAAACTGCTCGAATCCGGACAGGTCGAGAAGTGGGTCATCCAGGCCCTTCAGCACTTCGCCTAAGCGGGTCTCGTCCCACAGTCCCGTGATCTTGTTGAGGGCCAGGTTGAGGGCCCTCTCCTTCTTCCTATCGCAATCGACTACCACGACCTCTATCTCAGCCGTTTCCAGATCCCCCGCTTCGATCGCCATATCCGTCAGCACCTGCAGACGCTGGTGACCGCCCACGAGGGTGTCCGTCCTCCTGTTCCAGACAAGGGTCTCCACGGGGCCGAACTCCTCGATGCTGGCCCTCAATTTCTCGTACTGGGGCATCCCCGGTTGGAGCTGGACGCGGGGGTTGTACTCGGCGGGATTGAGGTCAATGAGACGCTTTTTAATGATCTCCATGCCATCCCGAATGGCATGGATTAATAAAAGTGTATTCCCCCGAGGGGGATAAGGGGTTTAGGGTGCCGCCCATATATCACAACTGCCTCCAAGGGTGGTTGGTGTCCTCGATGGTGCTCTCTGTCGGCTCCACGCGTCCCAGGTAGGACTCCAGGATGGATAGCAGGTTCTCCGCCTCGCCCCTGTCCAGACGGGCCGTCTGGGGGATCGCGTCCGATGCGGAGAGGGTCCTGTCCAGGACCGATACCTCTAGCCTGGTCCTGTCCTTGGACAGCTCCACCCTGACCTCGCTCGTTCCTTCCTCGTGCTTGCTTATCAATGTCATCGACATCCTCATTCCTCCTCTATCCTGTCCAGCTGTCCCTGAGCGTACTGTCCGAGGGTGCTGAGGGCTTTTCTGGCCTCGTCTACGGCCTCATGGTCGGCCTTGGTCATATGTCCCAGGGATGCGTACCTCTCCATCCTCCACAGGCCGTCCTTGCAGGCGTCCACTGTCAGGGCCAGCGCGGTCATGCGGTTCATTCCAACGCCTCCACCGAGTCGGCGGCCTTCAAGAGGGCATCGGCTATGGCACGCGCATCATCCGCGCTGAGGATCCTGATCCCGACGATGGCCATGCCATCCTCCATGCGCAGGATGATGGTCCCCGACCTCATGACGTCCACACGGAGCGCGGTCATTCCGACACCACCTTCAGCCAGCATCCGCCGTCCTCGATCAGTTTTTCAAATGATTCCTTCTGATTCATTTTCTCACCTTTTTTTTTGAACCTTTGAAATCGTTTCACGGGTCTGTCTCGTCCGCGATCCTCCCACCGTGGTACGCATCCAATGATTCATGCCCATGCCTCCAACGATGACTGTCTCAGGACCTTCGGCCTTTTCGCCGGTGCATTCATCCTCCACCCCTCGGGCATCCTGTGGATCCACGCACTCCTCTGACAACTCCATCCGGACACCTTGTATCTGCCCGTGATCGCCAGATCGTTGACCGGCAGGAATCTGGCAGACACCAGACGACAGGATATGTCGCCGTAAAGGGGCTCGTGGTCCTCCTTGCAGTGTGTGCAGGAAACGCATGATCTCATTCCAACTCCTCCGCACGCCTGTATATCCTGTATCTCCCGACCAGGCGGGGTTGGACGACCCCCCTGTATTCGAGGATGCGCATGGCCGAGACGGTCCTGTCCCTGGGGACCCCCGACACCAGCGACGCATCCCTGATGCCCCTGGGTTTGTCCAGGGCATCGTACACCCTCCTCACATCCTCGGCGTTGGCGAATTTGTGTTCTCCGTCTATCTCCCTGTACGATTTCATTCCATCACTCCCTTCTCAGCTCCTGTCCCTTCCCACGAGGGCGTAGGCGTCACCGTCGAGGAACACCTCCCATTCGGGATGCTCGGCCTGAAGCCTCTCGGCCTCGGCCATGAACTCGGAGAGGGTGAGTTCGCAGTCGGAGATGGGGATCAGGATGTGGTCGGCCATCAGAACACCTCCCTGGCCCTGACGATGGCCTCCCTGGCCTAGTCCGGCAGGGACACGCACTCGTGGCAATGCCCGTTGCGCTTCGTATAGCCCCTGAAGACCCTCACGAGCCTCCACTTCCCCTTCTCGAAGGTCAGGGTGAACTGTGTGGACTCGGCGCGGTACTTGTAGGCGTTGGGGAAGTTCTGGGCGTGGAGGTCCACGTTGTAGCTTATCCCTTCCAGGGCCTTCCTGGTGATCCCCAGCTCCTTCTCGATCGTGCGGCAGGCCTTCACGATGTCGTCGAACTCAATGAGCCTGCACTGGGCCTTTCCCTGGGCCTTGGCTATGGCGGTCTCGATCCTGGCCCTGTTGTTCTCGCTGATGATGATTGCTGTTGTCATTGTACTTCCTTCCCGGGCTTTCCGCCCTATTACCTACAATACCGTTTAAATATATAAAGGTATTTACAAAAATGTTAACGGGTTTCGGGAAGCGGTTTGGTCCGTGGCGGGATCACGGATGAAGGCGCATGACGGATACCTCGGCCGGGTTCTCGGTCATGTTGAGGACGGTCTCCCCGACGTTCCCGGCCAGCGTGGTGAATCTGTCGGCCTGCGTGATGCGGCCGACGCCATCGACCATCTCGATGGCCGTCTTTGTCGGGAGGTTGTCCCCGTGGACCCCCATGATGAGGTAGTCCAGCAGGGTGCCGTCATCGTCGTACTCGGCAACGGTCACGACGTACTCCATCATACCAGCTCCACGGATACGCTGAGCCCGCGGGCCAGGTGGAACGTCATACCGTCTTTATCGCCCGTGACCCTCTCGACGTTGTATGCCCGCTTTCCGAACAGGAGGGTCATGTGGATACACTCCTCGGTACGGTCGAGCCTGAACACCCATTCGTCGTCCTCGTGGGTGAAGTGCATCGCCTTCTCCGACCGGTACACGGTGGAGCACCGTCCGACGGTACGGGGGGGATAGACATCCCTCATTTTCTCCCAGGGGGTCCCGGGGACGTGCTTCACGATGTCCATGATACGGTCGGCCTCGATCCTGGTGGTCATCCGATGACCTCCCCTGCCGATCTCCCGGGATCCTCGATGTTGACCGTTCCGAGCTTCGGGGCGTCTATAAAGCGTGCAAGTGCTTCTCTCGACTCCATTTCTCATTTCCTGCCTTTCGGCAATTGATGTTATTCCTTGGAGCGATAAAACGGTTACGGAGGCTACGGATTCCGTAGACCCCTCGGATAGGAGGGGTTCGGGGTTAGGCGTGCCTAAACGCCTGTAACATTTAGGAGAGACTAAGTTACGCTGTATGTTACGCTTGATCTCCCTTCTTTTCTTCTTTTATTTATATACTCTATTATATACTATACTATAATGTAACATTGTAACATATGTAACGTATAATTAAGAAAGAATTTAGAAAAGAATAAGAAAATATACAGAACGACCCGAAATGTGTACGATATCAGACAAAGCACCCCTAATCACATGAGCTATAAGGGAAAAGTGCGTTACAATGTTACACAATTTTTCTACGAAAATCGTAGGTATTTAAGCCAACCTCTATTTTTACGGCTCGTTTTAAATAATATGAGAGCACGAAAACCTCCGTTTCCACTGTAACAATTTCCGTAACTCCCGCTGTTACAAATGTTACGCTACGAAATCCGTGGCATCGTTGTCGGGGCGTGGGTGAAATATATAAACAACATTAGCATAATGGTTAATATGATCGAGATGACACCGGAGGACGTGGCCCTGGCCAAGGACCTGATGTGGAGGCACGGGCTGACCCGCAGGGAGGCGGTCTGCTATGTCGCCAACAGCAACGGGATGTCCGCCCACGAGCTGGCGAGACAGGCGGGGGTGTCGGCACCCCTCATATCCAAGCGCATCAGCGGGGCGCGTCGCAAGCTGGAATCCATTGTGGAGGACGGAGAGCTATGACCGATCCCGGATATCCCGTGTCCCCGCAGAACGAGAAATATGTCAAGAACCCGTATTTCGACATCGTTCCCATCGGGAACAAGAAGGGGGGCCGTTCCACCATCGTCCTAAATGATGTCGGCCTCGATGCGGTCCGCAAGCTGGCGAGCATGGGGGCCACAAAGACCGAGATAATCGCGTTTTTGGGATCCAACTACGACGTCCTCCATAATAAGGTCAATGCCGCAAAATTCACTGAAACCATCGAAAGCGCGTCGGAAGTGGCGAAACTCCGCATCAGACAGGCGCAGTACAAATGCCTGGACAACGGAAACTCGGCGGTCACGATATTCATGTCCAAGGCGGTTTTGGGCATGACGGACGGCCAGCAGGCCCCGCAGGCCAACAATATGTTCACGGACTTCCTGCAGGAGGCCCGCAAATATGCTGAGATCGATAAGGAGGACGAGGATGTCAGCTAAACGCCCCGGGATGACGGGAAAGGGGCATGGTGCGAGGCCCGTCTACTGGAAGACCGAGGAGGACAAGCGCAGGGAGGCGGAGGAGGCCGAAAGGCTCGCCAACCTCCGTATCCAGATACATCCCAACCCCGAATCCAGGCGCAAGATATTCCGTAGCATCGCCGAAACGGGATGGTTACAGGTCTGGGAGGGCTCCGTCCGTTCGTCCAAGACGTTCACCGCCCTTATCGCCTTCCTCTGTTTCATCAACGAGAGCCCGGACACCGCCTTCATCATGTCGGGAAAGACGCTCGGAACCTTGGAGAGGAACGTCATCTTCGGAGATTACGGCCTCCTCAACATCTATCCCGGCTCCGTGTACAAGAGCCTGAAGAACTCCAACGTCGTGATGGTCCCGACCCCCCAGGGCTACAAGACGATCTACTGCTTCGGGGCCGGGGACGCGTCCTCGTTCTCGTCCCTCCGTGGTATCACGGTCGGGGGATGGTATGCCGACGAGGTTAACCTCCATCACAGGACGTTCGTGGACGAGGCGTTCTCGCGTACGATCGTCTCCCATATGCGTAAGCACTTCTGGACGCTGAATCCTGACAACCCCCACCATTGGATCTACACCGATTTCATCGACCGCTTCGATTTCATGACCCCCGAGGAGAAGAAGGCTTTGGGGGGGTTCCGTCTATGGCATTTCACGCTTCAGGACAACCCCGTCTTATCAGATAAGGTCATCGAGGAGTTGAAATTACAGTACCACGGCTACGCATATGACCGCTACATCCTCGGATTGAGATGCGTCGCGGAAGGCCTGATCTACCCGAGGGTCAACGATGACAACTTCATAGAGTTCGACCGTTCCAAGTGTCAGCTCCGCTATTGCGCCTTGGATTTCGGAGTGGACCACCCGACGGTGTGGTACATCGGAGGTCCCTACGACGGGGACAGGAAGGACTGGCGCATCTGCTACGAGTATTTCGACGAGAAGTCCGACAAGACCACAGGCGACTATCTGGAGGACTTCAAGCGGATGTGTGCCGACATCGGCATCGACCCCTATACCGTGATGATAGCCATCGACCCTGCCGCGGGTGCCATCAAAAAGGAGTTCCAGAAAGCGGGATTGCAGGCCTTCAACGCCAAGAACGACGTTGACAACGGGATCAACTACACCCGTAATCTGATCTATTCGGGCCGTCTCAAGTTCCACAGGTCCTGCACCAATGCCCGTCGCGAGTTCTCCACCTACACATGGGACGAGAAGGCGGCGGAGAGGGGAGAGGACAAACCCATTAAAATCAACGATGACTGTATGGATGCCATCAGATACCTGGCCTACACTCACATCAGGCCGGTCCTGGGAGGGTGAAAATGGCCAGTCAAACCACTATGATAGATAACGATCCGACGAGAGACCACACACAGGATTACCTCAACGGGGGCTTCCTGCCCCCCGCCCCGAAGATACGGACGAGTTCGACAGTCACCGACCAATCCATAAGGGCCGCCTATTCCCAATGGCAGGGCAGACAGGGACGCTTCCAGTTCCTTTGGCGCTACCTCATGGGCTATCAGCGCGACCCGAGAGGAGGGGACAGGGACAAGGCCTTCGTCGTGTCCAACCTGTGCGAGTATGTGGTCAAGACCATCAAAGGGTACATGGTCGGAAACCGCCCCATGTTCAAGTGCGCCGAGGGCGACAGCTACGGTCAGGCCATCACGGAGATGTTCGAGGAGCAGAACCTTTGGGAGGTCGTCTCCCGCGTCGTCCAACATCTCTCGACATACGGGAGGGCCTTCGTCCTGACCTATCTCAACGACGATATGGAGCCCCGCGCGGTCGTCATCGATCCGAGGGACGGATTCGTGGCCTATTCGGGGGATATCGAGCAGGACAGCGTTTTCGGCCTGATACGCTATACCGAGTACAGGGAGGACGGGAGCAGGTACTATCGCTTCTACGTCTACACTCAGACCGAGTTACAGCTATGGCATACGGAGGGCGAGGACAACGAGCAGATGGTCCAGGACAGGATAGGTGCCGAGGAGGGAGGGACCGAGACGGGCGGAAGGCCCCACGGGTTCACGCGCGTCCCCCTTATCGAGTTCGCCAACAACGATGAATACCGTTCCGATTTCGAGTCTATCATAGGCTTACAGGACGCCTACAATATGCTCCAGGGCGACAGGCTCGACGACAAGAACGCATTTGCCGAGTCCATCCTCCTGATCCAGGGATTCCTCCTCGGAGATGATGCGGAGGACGTTCAGAAGAAGAACAAGAACCTGAAGAAGACGCGCACGCTTCAGATGCCCGATGACGGAACGGCCAGCTACCTGACCAAGACGCTCGACGAGGCCAATGTCCAGATCCTTCAGAACCACCTCACCAAAGATATCCACAAGCTGGCCATGGTCCCCGACCTCAGCGACGAGCAGTTCAGCGGTAACGCTTCGGGGGTCGCGATGGCCTATAAACTGTTCGGGACTGACCAGGTTGTCAGCGAGAAGAACGCCCAGATCCAGAAAGGGTACACGCGCCTGTGCAAGCTCTATGACGAAGCGTTGAACAACGCCTCTCTCAGCCCCGATTACGAGCCCAGGGCCGACATCTCGGGTATGAGCATCCAGTTCGTCTATAACATCGTGCAGGATGTGTCCTATATGGCCACGGCCGTCACCCAACTGGTCCAGGCGGGGGTCATGTCCAAGCAGACGGCGATGGAAGCACTGTCCTTGATCGACGACCCCGACGAGGAGATGGTGCGCCTTGCCAAGGACAACGAGGAGGCCAGGAGGAACGCCCAGGCCATGTTCGAGGACGATTACCAGGGCCTTGGCAAGCCCTCCGATGCGGACGAGGATACGGATAAGGATACGGATAAGGATGCGGACGAGGACGACGAGAGAATGAGGAGACGCGATGAAGAGACTGACGAAGCAGAGTGATGCCGATGAAAAGGTCGAATCCTACCATTCCACGGATATGGTGGCCTCCATGCGTATCGTGCAGGCCATCAGCAACGCCCAGAAGGCCATCGCCGAGGATGTAAGGGGCCTTCTCGAAACATTCCAGTACAAGGGAGGGTTCAGGACCCGGGAGGAGGCCCGGGCCTACCTCGACGAGCCCATCAGCGAGGCCTCCAAAAGGTACATGATAGGACGGATAAAGAGAGGGAAGCTGTCCAAGAGGGACATCAGGAGATACCTCACCCGTCTGGGAGCTCCGAGCACCAAAGCCCATATGACCCGCAGGCAATCCATCGCCGCCATCCTCGGGATCAACGCCCCGTCCATCGCCGAGGCCATCCGTGGAGAGGCCGACCCGTTCCTGAGGAAGACCGTGACGGAGGCATACGGCCGTCAGTCCTTCGAGATCCAAAAGGGGTTGAGCATCGCCATCAACACCGATATGCCCACCATGGGAACGGTCAGGGCGATAGCGACCAGGACCCTCTCCGCGACGACCAGCATGGCCGATCAGGTCACGGAGGAGATGCGGGCCCAGATCATAGAGCAGGTGCTTCAAGGCAAACCGACCTACGACATCATCGAGAAGGTGGCGAGCGGGACTGGAACCGAGGTGTGGAGGGCCAAACGGCTTGTCCGCACCGTCATCACGGAGGCGAGCGCGGAGGCCGAGACAGAGGCCTTGAAGGACGCGGGATTCGGCGAGTACGAATACATAGCGACCAAGGATGAGAGGACGTGTCCCGTATGCGGGAGGTTGGACGGGCGCGTCTACAAGCTCGATTCCAAGAAGCCCGGCGTCAACTTCCCTCCGATGCATCCGAACTGCCGCTGCACCATCGGGACCGTCATGGAGGATCGGGAGAGGGAGCAGTATAAGAAGTCGGCGAGGGACAGGGAAGGTAAGACCATCAGGATACCCGCGAGCTGGACATACGAGGATTGGGCCAAGAGATACTATCCCGAGGGCTACAAGGCCAGCCGGGCCGTGTCGCTCAAGTAAACCCTTCAAAAACCCCTTTGTTTTTATATTCGCTCCCCAATCATACATCACCAATATCAGGGGGAAAACTGAGATATGAGTGATGAACCGAAGCAGGACGTCATCGAGCCAGAGACCGGCGAAAGCGCGGCTCCCGAACCTAAGATGCTGACACAGGACGAGGTGAACGCTATTGTGGCGAAGGAGAAGGCCAAGGTGAAGGCGCAGTACGAGAAGGCAGAGTCCGACCGTTTGCAGGCCATCGAGGAGCAGAAGCGTCTCGAAGCCTTGGAGGGCGAGGAGAAATTGAAGGAGAAGCACAGGATGGAGACGAAGCAGCTGCAGGACCAGCTCTCGGAAGCGAGAAGGGACCTTGCGATAGCCAACGCCAGATCCAAGCTGTCCTCAATGGGCCTCGACCCCGATTTCGCCGAGAATCTGATAGGAGCCGATGATTCGGTCACAGAGGCCAACATCACCCGTTTCGGCCAGATGGTGGAGTCCATGGTCGCCAAGCGCGTCCAGGCCAACCGCCAGCATGGCCCCGTACCTGACCCGTCAGCGGGCCAGAGACCCATGCCCGAGGAGGAGGAGATGGATAGGCTCCGCAGACTCGTCGGGCTCAGATGAGGTTAAAATATGGTATACAGCAACGACATAGGACCCGCCAACACGATTGGCGCCAGAACGGTCATGCTGACCACCCTGATGGACGAGATCATCGCCCATCAGACCGTCACGTCCGCCATGACCCCCAACTCCGCTATGATCCAGGCCACAACGGAGGCAAACAAATTCAAGGTAGCGACAAGATCCACGCAGGGTCTTGGTAACTATTCCAAGCAGTTCGGATACCCCATGGGAAAGGCCGAACTCTCCTGGGAGGAGTACACACTCAGATACGACAGGGCAAGGGGATTCATGCTCGATAACATCGACATCATGCAGTCGGGCGGTCTTTCCTCCGCGGCCTCCATGTTCGATGAATTCCTGAGACTCGATGTGGTCCCCGAGATCGACAGCCTGCGTCTCGCGACGGTCGCACAGAAGGCGATCGAGCTCAACGAGACCGACGGAGTGGTCTACTCCAAGGCCCTCACCAAGGCCAACGTCCTGAGCGAGCTGAGGGACGGACTGAAATCCGTCTTCCAGAACTACCACACAGCGACGGGCAACATCATCTACATGGACTACGCATACAAACCGATGCTCGAAGCCTCTTCCGAGGTCACGACCGTCAGGCAGGTCACAGGCCCCAATGACAGCATCAACCTGAACGTCAGCTCCATCGACGGCAACCCCATCGTATGGGTCCCTTCGAGCTACATGAAGAGTGCATTCGACCTCAACGACGGAACCACCACGGGCCAGGAGGACGGGGGACTCAAGCCCAACGCCAAGGCCCTGTCCGTGAACTTCCTTATCACCGCGCCCGGCGTTGCCAACGGTATCGTCGCCGTGCAGTCCGAGAAGTTCATCCCGAAGGAGCAGAACATCCTCGCCGATGCCGACTTCATCGCGCTCCGTGTCTACCACGATACGATCGTCCTGAAGCACAAGGGACCCGGACTCTACGCCTCCTTCAAAGAGGCTAAGCCCACAACACGAGAATCCGAGCCCGTGGAGACGGGCAAACAACCGTGAAACAAACAACCAAGAACTGAGCACTTAGGACATATGCCCCAGGCGGTGGGGTTCACCGCCAACCATTTTAAATCCACTTCACCTTCCCATCAACATGGACAGGATCAATGAGAGGCTTATACGCCTGAAACGCAGGCGTCTGATGGCCGATTACGATGACGATTTCCTCACGCTGATGATCGAGGACGCTACACGGGCATTCGAGGACTATTGCAACCGTCCCGATCCCGGCGCAAGCGCGGACTCCATAATCTGCGAGATGGCCACCATCATGGTCAACAGGGAAGGGGCCGAGGGTTCGGGTTCGGCCGAGGAGGGCGGAGGGATAAAACGCACCTGGGAGGGCGGTACGTTGCCCGAGGATATCCTGAAGCGTCTCAAACCGTTCAGACTGGTCAAGGGGCTGGACTAAATGCAGTATCTGGGGCGTAATTTCAGGACCCTGTACGTCTGGCGGGCCGAGGCCACGGAGGATGACCCCGACATCGGGGACGCGGTTAAAAGGTACACAAGGGCCGAGCGTATCAACATAGCCGTCTACCCCATCGAGAGGAGCCGTGAACAGGCTTCCCAGGGGGTCCTCCCGACCGACAGATACCAGGGCATCACCCACAACATAAGGGTCCATACAGGCGACCGTATCGGCGACTGGGGCAGGCCCCTGTACCGCGTCGCCAGTACCGTTCCACGTATGACCGTGATGGAGATGGTCCTTGAAGCGATCGAGCCCGACGCGGTGATCTGATGGCAGGCGTGAAAGTGGATCTGGAAATGGACTTCTCGGCCCTGCTCAAGGGATTCGAGGGGAATCCCGACGAGCTGATGGAACAGATCAAGACCAAGACGGCCAAGAGATCCATCCTCAAGATGCGCCGTGTGGCCGTGGATATGGTCCATGTCGATACGGGACGGCTCAGGCAGTCCCTGGAACAGACCAAGGCGCAGTTCATCGATCAGACGGGTGAGACCACCATCGAATACGGGATAGGTACGAACGTGGAGTACGCCGTCCCCGAGGAATACGGAGTCGGTCCCCTGGGCGACCCGGACGTACCCCATACGCCGAAGACCGCATGGGTCTATTACAACAAGGAGAAGGGCCGTTTCGTCACAGCCAGGACGAGGCCCGCCCATCCCTACCTCCGTCCCGCCTTGGAGTTCAACAGAAAGAATTTCGAGAGATATTTGAAGGAGGCCATCGAGGAGGCCCAGAAGGAGAGCTTCACATGATCGACATAACGGAACAGCTACTGAAAATCGCCCGCACGATAGACGATTTCGAGGGGCGGTGTTACTCGTACTACCCTCAGACGATGAAGGTGGGCAAACCCCTGCTAGTCCTGACCTGTACGGGCCACGACCCGTATTATTCCAGCGACGGCGAGGAGGTCGTCACGAACCTCACCTACACGGTGGATGCATACGGTCCGAGCCCGAGTGTTACCCGCGACCTCCTGGGTCGGCTTAGTGCTAAATACTCTCCTCTCCATCTGAGACTCGTGGGGAACGCCTCGGATTACGACTCTATCTATCAGATGTACCACACGCAGGCGACATACAGCGTTATCGTCGATAAAAGAGGCATCACCTACACGGAGTGAGACAATGACAGAAGCAGTAAGTGCGGCCCAAACCAAACTCGCGGTGGAGATAGACGGGGTTTGGGAGTATTTCAAGGAGGTCAAGACCGTCCCCGCCGTCGGAGAGAGCGCGGCCACCCTTGATGCCACAAACTTCGACAGCGAGATGAAGGAGTACATCAAGGATATTCCCGACCAACAGGCGGAGCTTACGTTCGCCATGAACGCCATGCCCGCCGATGCCCCTGACAGCAATTACATCCTAATTGAGAAATTGAGCGGGAACGGTACCTATCGCTGGAAGATCGAATACCCCCAGCTCGGGATCCAGGCCGTCATCAAGGGACAGTGGTCCTGGAACATAGGCGAGGGAGCCGTTTCGTCCGTCATGGAGTACGGTCTCACGATCATCCCCAAGTCCAAGCCCATCATCAGCAGGATATCCAGCACCTACACGGTCGCATACGACCCCAACGGCGGAACGGGAACCATGACGGACAGCAACAGCCCCTACGCCAACGGAGCCGAGGTCACGGTCCAGGCCAATACATTCACTCCCCCTGCGGGAAAGATCTTCGTCAACTGGAACACGAGGGCCGACAACAGCGGAACCAGCTACGATGCCAGCGATTCGTTCAACATCTACACGAACACCACCCTCTACGCCGTATGGAGTGATTGAGCATGGTCAACCGCATGAGGAACGGAGTGTCCTACGATTTCGCCCTCAACTGGGAGGCGATCGAGACGGCCGAGAACGAGGACCCCGACTGGGATATCTTCTCGGCCATGAGCGAGATGGTCAAGAAGCCCAGATTCACCACCCTCTACAAGCTCAGCCGGTACATCGGCTGGGATTACAAGGAGTTCGTCAGGGCGGGGTTCTCCGTCGAAGACCTCGGCGAGGTCCTAAACGAATGTCTGAGGGAGGCGGGGTTTCGCTCGGAGGAGCAAGAGCCCGTCACATCTTCAGCAGCGGGCATTCCTGGGCCTCAGATCTGAGGCTGGCAGGGTGCTTGGCCGGATTGCCTCACTCCCTTCCCATCTCGCAGGTCTATGCGGGCCTCGTGATGGCAAGGGAGTTGGAGCAGGAAAGGGAGCAGTCCCTGGCGATGACCCTGTTCGGTTTCCTCCGTGTGAAACAGGAGGGAGGGACGGTGCTGGACATGGCACCGCACGTTTTCCCGCAGGAAACGAGGGAGGCCGTGGAGCAGGAGCAGGCGAGGGAAACGGAGCGCGTGGGTCAGATGCAACAGCTGATGATCCTGAAACGGTTGAGTGAGATGGATGGCAACTGAGACAAAACTCGTGGCGAAGGTGGTGGCCGATACATCGGGCTATAAGAAGGGCATGGCCGAGGCCGAACGCTCCACGGAAGGGTTCGAGAGGGCCGTCAACGGGGCGCGCAAGGCCACATCCAAATTCGAGGACACCACGAAGGAGCAGGCCGACACGGCCGACAAGACCTCGAAGCAGACCAAGACGGCCGAGAGGCAGACCCGCACATGGCGCGATGCCCTGGTCCAACTCAGCCCCGCGTTCAGCTCCATAAACGGGGCCTGGGACGAGTACAACGACAAGATGGACAAGTCAGTCCAGGACTCGTCCAAGGGCTTCAAGCTGTTCAAACTGGCCGCGATAGCGAGCCTCGGAGCCGTGGGGCTCAAAATAGCACAGGTGGCGTTCCAGTTCGCCAGCCAGACCGCCCAGATGTTCGATAACACCGCGTACAACCGTGCCTTGGAGGAGCGGCAGGTCGGGCTCAAGAAGTTCAAGACCGCATTGGGTGGATTCCTGGCCCCTGTGGTCAACGCCATCAACAGCGGGCTCGGAAAGGTCTTCAAGACCCTGGCCACCGTCCTTGAACACCTCTATGCCGGGATCATCGCCATCTACCAGTTCTTCAAGACCCTGCTGAAACCCGTGACGGATGCGATAGGCAAGGCCATAGACGGCATCAAGAAGGCCGTGGATGGGCTGATCAATTCCATAAAAGGGGCCATCAACTCCATCGCCGGGCTCTTCGGTAAAGGGCCTGTCTTCAAGGAGACGACCAAGAGCGCGGAGGAGGCCGGCGATGCCATCGAGAAGGTCGGGGAGTCGGCCGAGTACGCCGAAGGCGGATTACAGGGCTTCGATAAGCTCAACGTCGCCGATGCCATCACGGGCGATACCAAGACCGTCGATGACATGACCTCGATGGCCGATGCCTGGGGTGACAGTGCGTCAAAGCTGGCCGAAGGACTGGGTAAGACCCTCAGTAATATCAAGGGCTTCTTCGACGGATTGAGCCTCGAAGGGATCTGGAACGGCATCGTCACAGGGGCTGTCCAGACCTGGGATAAGGTCAAGGAGTACGGGGGAAAGGCCTGGGACGGGATAAAAGGGGCCGGATTGACCGCATGGAACGGCATCAAGGGTGCCGGCGAAACCGCCTGGAACGGAATAAAATCCGTAGGCACGACCGCATGGAACGGTATCCTCAATGTCGGTACAACGGTCTGGAACGGTATCACGGGGGTCGCCACGACCGCCTGGGACACGATATCGTCCGTAGGCACGACCGTCTGGGACGGTCTCACCTCGTTCGTGTCAAGCGCAT